GAGAGGATGCCGGAGGTATCAGCATGAACGGACCAATGACATGCGAGAAGTGCCGGTTCTTCCATGTGGAGAGTATGTCATGCCATAGATACCCGCCATCGTTCCGGGCCCCGGACGAAGTTCCTCACGACTGGTGGCCGGCGGTCAGGCCAACAGATTTCTGCGGTGAGTTCCAGGAATGGCCGAAGGTGGAGGAATTATGACCGCTCTCTTCTGGCTTGCTGTCTTCGCCCTCGCCGGTAGGTCCCTCCCGGCCTGTCTGGATATTCCACCGGGAACACCGACCGGCTTTGTCATCTCCATCATCATTACCATCATCACCAAATAGGAGGCCCTCATGGCCACAATGCGAATCACAATCAAGGACATCAAGGGTGGCTTCGTAGAGGTTGATCTTGAGCCGGTCCTCACCATGGACGAGGACAAGATGACCCCGGCACAGGCCCTCGCCTGTTTCGCCATCGACTACATCAATGACTGCCTGAGTGATGATCCCGAGGTTGAGCACAATGTCTGAGCCGTTCCTACTCAAACCGGGAGACTTCTTCTGCTCCCACACCCCTAAGTGGTTCGGGTCCCTGATCCGCATAGGGTCTCGATCCCTCGGGGAGGAGCGCACCAAGGTGAACCACACAGGCGTGGTGGCGATCACCGGCACCCTGGACTCCGCAGTCATCGTGGAGGCCCTGTCTAAGGTCAAGGCCCACACCGTCGAGGAGTCGTACCGGGGATCGAAAACGAAGGTAGCCTTCTTCAGATTTAACGGTCTCACCGATGATCAGAAGGAGGCGTGGTCTCGTAAGGCCTTCGACTACGTTGGCCGCCGATATGGGGTCCTGAAGATCGTCACGCACGCTCTGGACTACTTCCTCAATGGTGCTTATGTCTTCAGGCGCCTCACTCGCTCCGACCGTTACCCGATCTGCTCATGGGTCACAGCCTACGTGGCTGAGGCCATTGGTAAGAACTTCGGGAAGGACCCGGGAGCGGTGCAGCCTGACGACATTTGGGACTACGCTCTGGCGCACCCCGAGGAGATCCAGCTTCTGAGGCCCTTGATCAGTATCCCATAAGGAAGGAGAGAGTCGTATGAGTCACCGTACCATCCTGATCGATGGGGACATCATCGTCTATCAGCAAGCCTCACTCCACCAAACAGACGTCGAGTGGAGCGAGGGCATCACCTCCACGCTCACCTTTGACGGTCAGGCTCAGAAGGCTGCCCTCGATCAGGTGGAGCGGTACATCGAGCTTCTCAAAGCCGACGCAGCGATTGTGTGTCTATCCGATGCCAAACGGAACTGGCGAAAGAAGGTCTTCCCTGAGTACAAGGCCAACCGCAAGAACGTGGCCCGGCCCATCCTCTATGATAGGATGAGGGAGATCCTCGCTGATCGCTACGAGGTCTCACAGCTGCCATGGCTCGAAGCCGATGACTTAATGGGCCTCATGTCCACAGACCACTCCCTCGTGAAGGGGGAGGCCATCATCGTGTCCATCGACAAAGACATGCGGACTGTCCCCGGGAAGCTCTTCAATCCCCGTAAGGCCGACCTTGGGGTGCAGCAGATCTCCGAGGAGGAGGCTGACTTAGCCTTCTATATGCAGGTCCTCACCGGCGACCCGACTGACGGGTATTATGGTGTCAAAGGGATAGGCCCCAAGAAAGCCGAGAAGATCCTCCTCGAAGCTGAGGAGACCCACCAAGGCTTCTGGCGGGCTATCGTCCAAGCGTATGAGGCAGCCGGGATGACTGAGGGGGATGCCCTCGTTATGGCCCGGGTGGCCCGCATCATTCGCAAAGGTGAATACGACATAGACACCAAGACAGTGACCCTCTGGAAACCCAAGAAGTAACCCCCTTTCTGTATTGCTCTAGCCCCCTGAAAACAGGGGGCGTTTTTTCGAGTTATCTTAGTCGGGCGACTAAGTACACATTATTGGGAGAACAACCATAATGACAATAATGGAGGCGTAATGGGCTTAGGACGATATGTAAAGAAGGCCAGAAAGGCCGTAAAAAGAACAGTGAAGAAGGTAGGTCAGGGCGTAGAACGGATTGATAAGGGTATCGAGCGGATCGGGAAGAAGTACGATGACGAGCTGTATCTGATAGGTGGCGGCGTAGTAGGCTGGGGTGCTCATCGATGGGCTGAGTCCGATCCATTTGCCTTTGACATGCCCGACGTAGAGATGCCTGAATACCCCGAGGAACCACCTGCACCCCCGATGTCAGCATCCGAGAAACCCGCTGAGATCCTGATTGGCAGGAGGAAAAAGAAGAGAGCGCAAGCCTTAGCTATCAAGCGCACGACCGCCAGCCCGGTGGTAACTTCTAATGTAGGAATGAACGTGACCTCATGATGACAGTAAAGGCGCACTATGAAAAACTGGTAGCGCACCGTGAACCCTATCTCAGGAGAGCGCAAACGTGTGCGTCCCTGACTCTTCCCTATCTGTACCCCCCGACCGGCGCCACCGGCGTCACTAACCTCCCCACACCGTATCAGAGTGTAGGGGCCGAGGGGGTGAACAACCTGTCCAGTAAGATGATCCTAGCCCTCCTCCCCCCGAATAGCCCGTTCTTCAGGTTCAGCCCCTCCAGTAAGATCCAGCTGCCTGAAGAGGCATTGTCTGCTGTTGAAGAGGCGTTGAGTAAGATCGAGCGTGAAGTGATGGACGAGACCGAGCGCCTCGTCTTTCGCCCTGCCCTGAACGAAGCTGCGAAGCATCTCGTGGTGGCCGGGAACGTCCTGCTCAATCTTCGGGATGAGGGCCTCAAGGTCTATCATCTGGATCGCTTTGTGGTTCGGAGAGATGCCATGGGCACTCCTATTGAGATTATTGTGATGGAGTCCGTGGCCCCTTCAACCTTAACACCAGAGGTTCTGGCTTTCTGTAAGATCGACTCAGCCACCATCGACAAGAATGAGGACATCAACCTCTACACCCACGTGGAACGTCGGGGTCCTGGTGGTGAATGGTCTGTCAAGCAGGAGCTTAATGGATACTCCGTGCCTGAGAGCGACGGTATCTACCCAGCCGACGCCTGTCCGTGGCTGGCCCTCCGCTGGGCCAAGATCGACGGTGAAGACTATGGTAGAGGCTATGTCGAGGAGTATCTTGGCGACCTGATCTCCTGTGAAGAGCTGTCAAAGGCGATTGTGCAGGGATCGGCTGCAGCGGCCAAGGTGGTCTTCTTGGTGGAGCCGAGTGGCATGACCAACGTGAAGACCGTCACGAAGGCCGAGAACCTCGATGTGATCACCGGGAGGGCGTCCGATGTGACTGTCCTCCAGATGCAGAAGTTCGCTGACTTCCAAGTTGCCATGACCGAGCTTGAGCGCCTCGAAGGGCGCCTTCGTCGTGTCTTCCTTCTGAACAGTTCGATCCAGAGGAAGGGCGAGAGGGTCACCGCTGAGGAGATCCGCTATATGGCCGGTGAGCTGGAAGATGCCCTTGGTGGTATCTATTCCCTGCTCACACAGGAGCTGCAGCTGCCGCTCGTCCAGTGCCTTATGGCCCAGATGAAGAAGCAGAGGAAGCTCCCGAGTCTACCGAAGGACAGCGTCAAGCTCACAATCATCACCGGCCTCGAGGCTCTCGGGCGCAACCACGACCTTGAGAAGCTCCGAGTGTTCCTTGAATACCTGTCCCCGCTTGGCCCCGAGGTGATCGCCCGGTATGTCAGCGTGGATGAGTATGTGACCAGAATCGCTACAGCCATTGGCATCACATCTAAGGGGCTGGTGCGAAGCTCAGAAGAGATCGCTCAAGAAGATCAACAAAGCTCAATGATGGGACTTGCAACACAGATGGCCCCCGAGATGGTGAAGGCCATGGCAGCACAGGGCGCTGGTAGCCCTGATCAAACCCAAGAATAATTAAGGAGTGTGTATGTCACTGACCAGAATTACTCCCAAGGCCGATGATAACCCCCTCGATAACCTTGAGACAGAACTGGAAAATCAGAATCAGCCCGGGGATAACACCCCACCTGGCTCCTCAGCAGCACCCGCAACAGAAAGGCCCGGGTGGCTCCCTGAGAAGTTCAAGTCCCCCGAGGACTTGGCAAAGGCTTACAGTGAGCTGGAGAAACAGTTTACGAAGCAGCGTCAGGATACCAAACAAACGGAACCACAGACTGCTCCCACCAAACCCGACCAGGACCCCGCAGCATCCAAGGGTCTCGATTGGGAGACTCCTGCCGTCGAGTTTGAAGAGAATGGCAGCATCTCCGACGAGACCTTCAAGAAGTTCGAGGACGCCGGTATCCCCCGGGACGTGGTGAGTAAGTACGCCCAGACCCGAAAGGCCGAGGTAGACGCCGAGAACACCAAGCTCTTCGAGAGAGCCGGTGGAGAAGACGCTTACGAGGTCATGTGTGATTGGGCAAACACCAACCTTCCCAAGGAAGACGTGGCAGCGTTTCAGAAGATCATACAGGAAGGCGAGATAGCACAGGCCCTCCTCGCAGTGGATGCCCTAAAAGCCCGCTATACCGCTGCCAATGGGAAAGCCCCGAAGCTGATCAAAGGCAACAGCTCCAGTAGCAACACAGCGGTGGGATATTCCTCCCGGGCCGAGATGGTCCGTGAGATGCAGGACCCCCGCTATGCGAAAGACCCTGCTTTTAGGAAGCAGGTTGAGCAGAAGATCGCAGCATCATCGATCATGTAGTAGCGCTCCTCACCACCAAATAGGCACAGATCCTTTGCCCCTCCTGCGGGAGGGAGAACGCTGTGTGAAGGCCTTGAAGGTTTAGAGAGCAGCATCTGTACCACCCACCAAAAATCTAAACTGAGAGGTAAACAAAATGGCAGCTCCTAATATGACCGCTTCTAGGCTTGGACAGGTAAACGCCGCTGGCGACGCCGATGCCCTGTTCCTTAAGGTATTCGCTGGTGAGGTCCTCACCGCATTCGAGACCAAGTCCGTTACACTGGGCCGTCAGCTCGTGCGGACCATCACTAGCGGTAAGTCCGCAACCTTCCCGACCACGTGGAAGGCAGCCGCTGCGTTCCATACGCCCGGCAGCATGATCATCGGTAATGCGATCAAGCATAACGAGAAGGTCATCGCCATCGATGGTCTTCTGGTTGCCGACACGTTCATCGCCAACATCGATGAGGCCATGAATCACTATGACGTGCGCTCCATCTACAGCGGTGAGCTGGGCAAGGCCCTGGCCGTCACCCTGGACCAGTTCACTTTCCGTGAGTTGCAGATTGGTGCGAACAACACCACCCCCACTCACGGTGCGGGTGTCGGCTATGCGGGCACGACCCTGACCGAGGATGCCAATGTTACGGGTAAGATGATTCAGACCGACGCCGACGACCTCGCATCCTATATCATGGACGGTGCGAAGACGCTGGACCTCCACGACGTCCCCGATGATGACAGGTACTGCATCCTCAATCCGACCCTGTACTGGCTCCTGCTCAAGTCCGACCTCGCAGTGAACCGGGACTATACGGACGGAGGCTCCGTGAGGACCGGCAAGCTCTGGGAGATCGCTGGCGTGGAGATCGTGAAGTCCAACAACATCCCCACCACCGACCTCAGTGCTGCAGACCAGCACGCAGTCAATATGACGAAAGCCCTCGGGTACATCTACCATAAGGGCGCTGTTGGCACCGTCAAGCTGATGGATGTGGCGCTTGAGTCCGAGTACCTCATCACCCATCAGGGCACGCTCATGGTGGGTAAGGTGGCCGCTGGGCACGGATATCTCCGTCCCGAGGCTATCGTTGCCCTTGCCGCAGAGTAAGCCTTAAAGCAGTTCCCACAGCGGGAGTCTATGAGTCTAGAACTTGTAGGCTCCCGCTTTTCGCTATTACAGCCAGAGAGGACAGAATGAACATAGAAATGACTACAGAGCTGGGCGCCGTAAACGTCCTGCTTCAGACTATTAATGAAGCGCCGGTGAACAGTCTGGAGATTCCCGGGCTGAATGATCTCTCAATGGCACGGAACGTCCTCGCTGAAACCAGCCGGGAGTTTCAGTCCATCGGATATGAGTTCAATTCTGATAAGATCACCATCGCTCCTGACATTGACGGGTATATCAATCTCCCGGCGAACACTGCCCGGGTCGATCCCGTTGACAAATCCAAGCGGTACATCCAGCGAGGCACCCGTCTGTATGACAAGACAGAAAACACCTTTGCCATCGGTGCCCCCGTTGAAGTGGACATCATCTTGTACAGGGACTTCAATGATCTCCCTGAACCAGCCAAGAGATACATCACCATCAAGGCAGCCCGGCGCTTCCAGAACCGGGTCATGGGCGACGACGCCATCTACATGTTCACCAAGGAGGACGAGCTAGAGGCGAAGGTCGCATTCCTCGAACAGGAGATCGATTCAGGTGACTACAACATGGGACGGGACAGCTACACCATGCAGCTTGCCCTCCGCAGAACGTGGTAGGGAGGCGTCATGGGTATATCAACAGTACGAGGTTCGATACCTAACCTCTTGAATGGGGTATCCCAGCAAGCCCCTGCGTCCCGTCTTGTCACACAGGGAGAAGCGCAGCTTAACGGTCTCTCAAGCGTCTTGAAGGGCCTTGGGAAGAGACCGCACACCGAGCACATCGCTTGTCTCACCACATCCTACAACCAGCCCACGAACCTGA